GCGATCAGGTCGGTGATCATGACCAGGTGGCGGATCTGGTTGTTCTGCATGGCCGCCACGCGCAGCTCCATGCCGTCGGCGTCGCGTGAGGGAATGGAGCTCGTCAGGTTGGACTCGGTGCCCGTGCGAGTGGCCCACACTGTCTGCGGCTTGGCATTGGTGCCCGCGAACCAGCGGCGCTGCTCGTGGTACATGGCCGTGGACGGGTAATCGTCCGTGGCGCCGTTGAGCCCGATGATGTCCTCGGGGGGCGACTGGCTGGTGTCGGCCAGCACGTTATCGTCCGCCATAGACAGGCTTGCCGTACTGACCGTACCCGTGCTGGTAAACGTCAGGGTGGACTTGGTGTTGGACTCGTACTTGAACGTGTCCGTGTCAACGACCACCGACACCCGCCAGTACCCGTCCATCGTGGCGATGCCGGTGCCGTCAATCAGCACGTAGTCGCCCACCGAGCGCCCATGCGCCCCTGATGTGTTGACAGTTACGGTTTTGGTCTTGCTGAATCCGTCGTTGCGACTGGCCGATGCAATGGTGACCGTGGCTGTCGGGGCGGGCGACGCCTGTCCAATGTAGCCGTAGATGCCGCCGCGCAGCTTGTAGACGTTGTAGCGGGCGGCTCCGTTGACGCCTTGCCAGGTGATGGCGTTGTAATTGCCCTGCAGAGTCAGGTTGTTCGATGCCGTGGCCGGTGCGCTGGGCAAGGACTCCGTGACGCCGTCGGGTTGCACAGCGGTCACGACGTACTTGGACGTGCTGTAACTGCCCGATGCCTCGGGTGTCACTGGCGTGGCCGTCACCCCGGTGGGGGCTCCTGATGGGGGTGCGAACGAGATCGTGGTCAGCGTCCAGTCGGTCGCCCCGTTGCGCGCCAGCTCTCGCGCGGCATAGCCCGGGTGGGTGATCGTGATCACGTCCGCGCTTTGTGCGAAGTGCAGGTCGAACACGTCGGCCGAGTCGTAGGGTGTGGTCAGCGTGTAGACGCGCGCAGCGGTCGTGCCGACTGCCGTGGTGGCGGTGCCCCACAGGTCGGTGGTCGTGAACGTGTCGGCGTCGACCGCGGTCACCTTGTGCACGCGAGCGCCGATGTAGACCCAGTCGCCCGTGCTGTAGCCGTGCGCTGCGGTCGTGTTGACGGTCGAGCCCGCGATCGAGCTGATCGCCACGGTGTCCTCGAGCAGCGTGCCGCCTTCGATGTGAAAGCGCACGTACTCGTGGCCGAACTCGAGCACCACGGTCTGGTCGGCCGAGAACGAGAACGTCATCAGGCGCACGGGGCGGGTCGAGTCCTTGGCCTCGGTGACGAACTCAAAGCCTGGGCGGCGTGCCACCGGGCCGTGCGGGAGCACGATAAAGTTGCGGCACAGGCTCAGGCCGGTCTGGAACTTCGAGAGGTCGAGACGCCCGCTCAACTCGTTGGTGATCTCACCGCCAGCAAAGGACCGGGCCAGCAGCTTTGTGCTCATGAGCGCACCGCCAGTAGCTGGGGTGCCGCCGCCTCGGTGCTGCTCGATGCGTTGGCGCTGGCCGTGGCCGAGACGTCAACCATGGCCGAGGCGCGCTGGCGCATGCCGTCACCCACCTGCACGCCCTCGCTGCCCTTGAGGATGGGGCCCGCGAGGTAGCTGGCCAGCAGGTAGGACAGTGCACTGGTGAAGCTCGCCGAGAACTGCGTGCTGTCGGTGGTGTCCTGCACGTAGAGCAACACGGCCTCGGCAGCGTTGGTGTAGAGCACCTCGCCCTCGATCTCAAAGTCCGCGCTCGAGCGGTCATCGGTGCGCAGGGTGTAGGCGTCTTGGTTGAAGACCGTGAGCGCGATGCTCGGGGCCAGGATGCGCAGGGCGCGCAGACAATTCGACGGCAGCGCGTAGGCGTAGGTCCAGGCGGCGCTGGCGTTGGCCACCTCGGCGAGCTGTGCACGCTTGAGCGAGAACGCCCAGGTGCCGGGCTCGAGCATCTCGGTGCGGGCCAGGTCGTAGAACGTGGCGCAGTAGCCTGCCTCGACGCTGCCGTCGGGCGGGCTGATCGAAGCGACACGGGCCTCAGATCCGATGTGGCTCAGGGCCATGTTGCACAGGTTTACGACGCTTGCCATGGGGATCTCCAGATGGTGCGAGTGTAGGAGTGCCCCGCCCTGCCACGGACACGCAAAGCAAAAGGCCCACCGGCGGGAACCAGTGGGCCTTTAAGGGGTTGGCCTGAATCAGGCCAGGTCTGTCTTTTCGGCGTGGGCGTCGACGAAGGACTTGGCCGATTCCTTGCCGAGTTGGGACAGAGCTTGTGGCTCGTCCTTCTTCGGCTTGGCCTTGGCCGGTGCCTTGGGCTCGCTGCCCACCGGTGCGTACCAGCGAGACTTGGAGCCCTCGGGCACCTCGAACTCCGTGCCCGCTTCTACGGGGTGGCCCCCATAAAAGCCCTGTGCAAGTGCGATGACTTTCATGGGGTCACCTCAGATCACAGGTGCGACGGGGAATCGTAGGACACCCAGCGTGCAGGATCGTTCGTCAGGAAGGCGTCGATCTTGCCTGCGGTGGCGGCAGCGGTGCCCGTCTTCTGCAGGATGCCCAGGTAACGCTCGTAGGTGAAGCCCTGCGGCACGGCGACGCAAGCCAGCACGGTGCCGGCGGCGATGCCAGCAGCCGACGGGATGGCGCCGGTCGTGAAGTGCACCGTGGCGCTGCCGTTGGTGGCAACAGCGGCGCTGTCGTCCGATGCCAGGACAAACTCCAAGGTGCCGCTGGCGCCAGCGGTCACGGCGGTCTGCACCTGGATGACCAGGTACAGGTCGCTGATCGCACCCACGTTGTTGGCAGCGCCCAGGTCGATCTGGCTGCCGACCAGGTAGGTGCCCGCAGCGCCGGTGTTCACGGCAACTGCATCGGCAAACTCATTGCGAGAGTCGAGAATCATGATGTGTTCCTTTCGGTGGTCGGTGGCTTAGACCACACGGGCTTCGGTCTTGGTCAGGGCGTCGACACGCTTGACGGGGATGTCGTCGAAGGTCATGACGCGCTTGCCTTCCACGGTTTCCCAATTCAGGTTGCCCGAGATCTTCTCGAGGATGCCCAGACGCAGGTTCTCGCGGATGTTGCGCGGCACGTACCAGGTGGCACGGGCGCCGGTGGTCTTCACGCGCTCGGACAGCTGGATCATGGAGGTGATCAGCTTCTTCTGCGCAGTCACGGCACCTGCATCACCCGCGTTCAGCACGCTGTAGTCGATGTTGGCGATGCGACCGAAGTAGCGCCAGTCGCGGATCGACAGGCCCATGTCCCAGCGGTAGTGCGTGCGGTAGCCTTCCATGCGGCCGTTGCTGCCGTCGACGTTCTCGATGGTGACCTGGCCCTTGTCGGTCATCTGCAGGCCAGCCTTGCTGCCCTTGGGGATGATGCCGTGGCCAGAGTTGGGCGACCATGCGCACAGCCAGATCGACATGTTGTCGTCGCCGGTGCCACCGAAGTCGATGATGTTGTCGGCGTTCTGGGCAGACAGCGAGTTGTAGCGCGGGGCCAGGCCGGTGATGCGCTCAGGGTTGGTCGTCTCGCTCTCGTAGAACAGAGCGTAGGCGGCCTGCTGGCTCATACCTTCGATGAACGCCTTGTCTTCCGACAGGCGGAAGGCGGCGGTGTTGCCGTTCAGGTCGGCCAGGGCCTTGTCGATCTCGGCGTAGGCTTCGAGCATGCCGCACGAGTCGGTGACCTGTGCAGAGGTCGACTTCGTGGGCTGCACGCCACCGTACAGCTTGCGCCAGGTGGCCTGGGGCAGACCGGTGCGGATCGAGGTTTTGTGGCCGGTGGGCAGGTTGCCTTCGACGAAGCTCAGGTCTTCGAGGATGGCGTTGTCCTGCGACAACAGTTCGACCAGGGTGGCGATGTTGCCGTTGGGGTCAGTGCGCTTGGCAATGTCCAGCAGCGTGGGGTTGTTTGCGTTCAGAGCAGCCATGGTGGTGGGCCTTTCAGTTCATGGAGGGGAACAGACGTTTTGCCGGGTCGTTGTCGGCACCTTGCGGGGAGCCGGTAACGAACCCGTCTTCGCTGATGGCCTTGCCGGCCTTGACGAGGAGCTTGATGACAGCGGGATGGTTGCCCAGTCCGCTTGCGTTCAGCACTTCCTTGAGCTCGGGTGAGCCAAAGGTGTTGAGGGTCTTGAGTGCCACGGCCATGTTCTGGTCGAACGCGTCGCCGCCGATCTCTTTGTCGGTGCGCGACTGCTCGGCCCACGCGGCCTTGGTCGTCTCGAAGACCTCTTGCTGGCGCTGTGCCATCTTGATGCCCACATCAGCCACCTTCTGCGCGGTCGCCTGGTCGAGCTTGAGCTCCTTGGCCACTGCGCTGAATTCGTCGGATGCGGTCTTGTCGAGCTCCACGCCTTCGGGCATCTGGAACGCGTAGGACTCAGGCACCACGACCTCGGCAGGTTTGTCTGCTTGGGTCTCGGTGGCCGGGGTCTGCGCGTCCGTCAGCACGGGGGCGGCAGGGTTCTCAGTGGTTTGCTGCGTCCCACCTTCGGCGGTGTCTGCGGTGGCGCTTGCTGGGGTTTCAATCATTGCTTGGCCTTGTACTCTTGGAGCACTTTCATGTACCCGTCGGGGGACGCATCGAGCAGTTCAGCTGTCAGGAACAGGCCCTGGTTGCGTTTGCCTTCATTGAACGCCATGACAGAGCCGCTGGTGTTGAACGAGCTGCGAAACACACCGGCCTCGTCCAGCAGACGAGTGGCGATGCGCCTCCCTTGGGGATGACCGAGCAACCAGCGCAGATCGTTCAGCTCGCGCTCGCGGCGTGCGCGGGCCCCTGCCTCATCGGCTTCGGCCTCGTGCTCCTGTCGGCGCGTGTCTGTTGGATCGGTGTAGGTTGCCACGCACGCATCCTATGCGCGGTGCTACAGATCACGGACACGCAAAGGAAACAGACTACCCGTATGTTTGACATCAAAGCGCCGTGCGCAGCGCCCAGGTGCTCGAAGAACCCTTGAACACGCACACCCCCGGCCCGTCCCGGTAGCCAAGCAGCACGCCTGTCTGGTCGTCCACGATCATCGGCCCTGTATTTCAAACCCCTGTGGCTCTCCTGTTAAACGGTCGCACCGTTGACGGTGCCGTAGCCCTGCAGCGACTGCATCACGTCGCCGAGCCCTTGCGTGTTGATGTCGCCCGCGGTCTTGGCGGCGTCGACCATGGCGGGCATCGCGGCGGCTGACTGCTGCGCCTGCATGGCCTGTGCGCGTTGTTCACGCAGTGCTGCGACTTGGTCGTCGGGCAGGATGATCTTGGGGTTCACACCGTAGGCGCTGCCCAGGTCGTCGACCACCTGATCGAAGTCGATCTTGTCGAGTACCTCGGGCTTCATCTGTGCGAGCCCGCCCACGGTGCCGAGCAGGCGATCCATGCCCTGCGTGGCCACTGCGCGCTGTGCCTGCGCCAGCACGCTGATGAACTCGACGTTCAGGTCCATGCCTTCGAGCTCGGGCGGGGGTGGCGGCAGGATGCCAGCTTCCTCGGCGATGTCGAAGGTGATGTCGATCAGCGGGCTCAGGAGCTCGTTGTGCAGACGCTCGAGCACGGGGCCGAGCATCAGCAACTTTTCCTCGTGTCGCTCTGCTACCTCGGTCGCGGTGATCCCGCTGCGAGTGTCGCCCTGCATCATCAGGAACAGGTCGGCGTAGTACGCCGAGCGGATGCGCTCGCGCACATCGGCGATGTCCAGGCCCAAGTGCTGTAGGTTGAGGTTGACCTCGAACGCGCTGCGCACGCCGGCCGACTGGCCCTGGCTGTCCACGTAGAACACGCCGCCGGGCAGACGAGCCTTGGTCGCCTCTTTGTAGCGAGTGGGCACCTGCAGGGGCGGGTTGACCTGGTAGTCGATCGCCTGTCCCTTGCGCAGTTGCTGGTGCTGCAGCTGCTTCACATCGCCCAGGCA